CAGAAAAGGCAGAAAGTAGCAGATTGAGATTGCAAAGCGCTTGTCGGAAGGGGGGTGTGGGGGTGTGGGGGTGTGGGGGTGTGGGGGTGTGGGGGTGTGGGGGTGTGGGGGTGTGGGGGCGCGGGCAGTCGGCGTTAGCGTGGCTGACGCTGCATTGAAAATGCCCCTGCCCCCGGGGGGCCTTTTCCGTATGCACGGCCGGGGGGTACACCCCCGCTTTCGGCCCGGCGCGCGCACCCGGCGGGTGGGTCCTCCCCACACACCGCACCCATCGCCCCATAGTCACACTACCCACACTATAACGCTTTGGTTTTATCCTGCACCGCCTACTAGTCCACCTCGTGCGCTGGTTATACTGGTTCGCCTCGGGCACTGGTTATACCAAGCCCCTCATCCTCTAGTTTACCTATCGGCCTCATATCTCTATTGACCTTTATCTTTACATTACCTACGGGTGGCTATATTTTTAGGAGGTAGAGCATGGTATCGGTTACTATTACGTTTGATGAGGCATCGGGTAAGTTTTCGGTAGAGTCTGATGGTACGAAGAAGGAGTTTACCGCTGTGGACGCGGCGTTGCAGGAAGCTCGGTCGTTGCTTGTTGGTACTGAGCAGGAAGATTTTGAGGCTGGTTTCAAGGGGGTGATGGGGGATGTCGGAGCCGTATGAATTGGCGCCTGAGGATGCTGCGGAGAAGTTGGTTCCTGCGGCGAGTCCTGAGGAGTTATTGGCTGCTGTAGAGACGCCTGGTGCGTTTCGGGACATTGCCAAGGCGGATTTGTTCTTGGAGATGGCGCGTTTGCGTCGGTTGTTTCGGACGAATCAGGTGGCTTTAGCGGACCGCCTAAAGTATTTGCAGATGTTATCGCGCATGGCTGGTGTTGATGTTGGTGCGCCGGACGGTGAATTTTCGTCTTCGGTGGCGGTGCCGCAGGTGAACATTGTTATCAATGGTCAGCAAGCGATCAAGGTTGGTAGTTGATGCCGCGGTTTGAGGCGACGCCGGTTCAGTCGGAATTCATGTTGAGTGACCGGTACGTACGGGTGTTGGCCGGTCCGGTTGGTGCTGGTAAGAGTGTGGCGTGTACCAACGAGCTGGTTCGTTTGGCGGCGTTACAGGCCCCGACGTCTGATGGGGTTCGGAAGACGCGGTTTCTTATTATTCGTAACACGGCGGATCAGTTGCGTTCGACGACCATGAAGACGGTATTTGATTGGTATCCGCCGGGGTCGTATGGGACGTGGAAGGCGACGGAGAAAACGTACTTTTTCGAGTTGCCTTTGCCGGACGGGACGGTGGTTCAGTCGGAGTGGTTTTTTGTCCCGTTGGATACTCCGGATGATACGAGGAAGCTTCTTTCTTTGGAGGCTACGTTTGCGTGGTTGAATGAGTGTCGTGAGATCAAACCAGAAATTGTCAAAGCGCTGACGACGCGTGTTGGTCGGTATCCTTCAGCTAAGGATGGTGGTTGTACCCGGCGTGGTATTATCGCGGACACGAACATGCCGGATGGTGATTCGTGGTGGGGGTACAACATGAAGAAGCCTCCGCAGAACTGGTCGGTGCACATACAGCCGCCGGCGGTGGTGCCATTGTCGTATTATATAGATAGGTATCGGGAGGATCCGCCGGAGGACTTACGGTTTCAGGACCGGGATGGTGACTGGTGGGCGGTGAACCCGGAGGCGGACAACCTCGCCAATCTTCCGAGGGATTACTACGTTCACGCCGGCACGGGGATGGATAAGGAGTTTATCAACGTCTATCTGGCGTGTGAGTATGGTGTGTCTTTGGCTGGTCGTGCGGTGTATGAGACGACGTTCAATCGGTTGAAGCACGTGGTATCCGGCCCGTCCGACGAGCTCGTTCCCATAAAATCACAATCACATCCAATAGTTGTAGGGGTGGATTTTGGTCGGACTCCGGCGGCGGTGTTTACGCAGTTGACACCTTCCGGCGTGTTGAATGTCTTGTCAGAGCTCACGTCGGAGAACATGGGTATTCGGGCATTTATGGAGCAGCTGCTCATACCGCACATAGCCAAGTATTATCAGGGGTGTCATATTCTGTTGGCGCCGGATCCGGCGGGGTGGCAGCGGTCGCAGGTGAATGAGGATGCGCCGGTGGATGTGTTGAAGCGGTGTGGGTTTCGGCTGGTGAAGCCGCGGACGAACAACCCATTGATGCGTGTGGAGGCGGTGGAGTGGTTTTTGGCGTCGGTTGTTGATGACAAGCCAGGGTTTCGGTTGCATGCGGCGTTGTGTCCAGTGTTGTATGAGGGCTTTCGCGGGCGGTATCGGTGGAAGGAGTCTCGGGCGGGAACGTTGGTGACAACGGCTGCGTCGACGCCGCAGGTGGTGAAGGATTTTGTGTCGCACGTACACGACGCGCTGCAATATGCGTGTGTGGTTCAGAAGCAGAACCTTGGGTTGGTTGAGTCGTCCAAGGTCACGGATATACCGTATGTGACGTTTGAGCCGTTGGATGCGGAGGTAGGGTACTGATGGATATCAAAGAGTTGGAGCAGTTGGTTGCGAAGTGGCGGCTGGAGGCGGTGTCGGGCCGAAAGAACGCCGGGCTGGACCTTATGTGGGAGGAGGACCAGGACGCCTACGAGGGATCCGATGGGGGTGGGGCGGCGGTTTTAAAAGGCATGTCCCTGACGGATGGTTTACACGTGCAGACCACAAAGCCGTCATCGACCCGTTCCCGGGTGGTGATGAATATTACGCGGCCCTATGTGGACGCTGCGGCGGCGCGGGTGCAGGATATGTTGTTGCCGACACGTGAGCGGAACTTTCTTATCAAGCCTACGCCGATTCCGGCGCTGGCCTCGGCGGCCAAGGGGGAACTCAACAAGCCGCTGACCGAGGCCGGGGTGGACCCGGTGCAGGTGCAGGACTTTGCGCAGCGTACATTGCAGGAGGCCAAGCGCCGGGCGGAGGTGGCGCAGAAGCAGATTGATGACTGGTTGGTGGATAGCAAATGGAACGCCGAGGTTGCCAAAGTCATCGAAGATGCCGCACGGCTGGGTGTGGGTGTGCTGTGCGGCCCGGTGCCGCACAAAATGAAGCACGTCCGGGTGGATAAGTCCGGTGAGGCAGCCACCATCGCGCTGGTATATGAGGAGGCCATTCAGCCAGTATCACGCCGGGTGGACCCACGGAACTTCTTCCCGGATCCGGCGTGTGGGGAGAACATCCACAACGGGCGCTACGTGTTTGAGCGTTCTTACATGACTAAGCGGCAGTTGGCCGATCTCGTTGGGGTGCCTGGGTATCGACGGGCGGCTATTGAGGCGGCGCTGGAGGAGGGGCCTTCGCGTATCGTAGCGGACGGGTATCGCGCGCGTGAGGACGTTAGTGAGTCCGAGCGGTATGAGGTGTGGACGTTTTATGGCTACATCGAGAAGGACCAGCTGGAGCTGGCTGGTGTGGAGGCGATGCTGCTGGAGGCGGTCGGTGCGCTGGTGGTGCCGGCCATGTTGGTGACGACGAATGATCGCATCATCAAGGCCGCGATCAACCCGCTGGATACTGGTGAGTTTCCGTACGACGTGTTCGTCTGGCAGCGGGTGCATGGGAGCTGGGCCGGTAAAGGCGTGGCGCGACAGATACGGTCCCCACAGCGCATCATCAACGCAGCGACGCGGAACATGATGGACAACGCGGGCTTATCGTCTGGGCCACAGATCGTCATTGACAAGCGCGGCATCATGCCGGCGGATAAGTCATGGGAGCTGACGCCCCGGAAAGTGTGGTTCGCCACCGACGAGCTGGGTACGGGCGACGTGCGGGCGGGCATAACGGCAATCAATATTCCGTCCCTCCAGCAGGAGCTGCTGGCGATAATCCAGTACGCGCTCAAGATGGCCGAGGACGTGACCGGCATTCCGCTCATCCTTCAGGGCCAACAGGGAGCGGCGCCGGAGACCGTTGGTGGTATGCAGCTGCTCCATAACAACGCTACCACGGTACTGCGACGGCTGGCGCGTACATTCGATGACCAGATCGTCATTCCTCACATCAAGCGGTACTACCAGTGGTTGATGATGTACTGCGACAACGACGAAGCCAAAGGCGACTACACTATAGAAGCACTTGGGTCCACGGCGTTGCTGGAGCGGGACATCGAGGCCACGGCGCTGGTGCAGCTGAGTGAGTACGCGCTCAATCCAGTGTTCGGGGTCAAGCCGCGTGAATGGTTCCGGGAGCTCATCAAGTCCCAAGGGCTCGATGCGGACAAGTTTATGATGAGCGACGAAGAGTACGCCCAGATGCAGCAGGCACAGGCACAGCAGCCCCCGCAGATGCCGCAGGTCATGGCGGCACAGATCCGCGCAGAGGCCGAGCTGCAGAAGGCCCAGATGCTGGCACAGCTGGAAGCTGAGAAGCTCCGCGTCCAGGACGAAAACCAGAAACTTCGCATCCGCACCGACCAGGACCGCGATACGGCGTACGTCACTTCGCAGATACGGCGTGATGAGGCCACATACGTGGCCCGTCTACGTGAGCTGGAGCTGAAGCGTGAGCTTGCAATGCTTGAGTACGCGATGGAGCACAAGATTGCTATCGAAGAGGTTAAAGCCCGTCTTGCGTCGGATGCGATGAAACTTCGTGTGCAGAAGGAGCTCGCTGCTATGGATGCTCCGGGGCAGGCGCTTACACCACCCACAGAACCGCCGGGTAAAGCACCCGCCGGGCAGGCATACCAGAGGTGATTGACAAATGGATGCGTTCCGTCTTACATACGAAGAAACTCAATCCACAACGTGGAGGAAAGTCATGTCAAAACTTGAAGAGCGTGAGGCGCACCTTCTGCGGAAGCTGCGGTCCGACGTGTCTGAAGTGGAGACGGCCAAACTCCGTGGTGCGTTGCGGGAGTTGGAAATTCTGGCCGGGTTGGCATACGACCCCGCCGACATTTAGCCCAGCCTGATGGCTGCGCCATAAGGAGCGTTTTATGGCAGAAGAACAGGTTACCCAGCAGACTACGGATGAGCAGGACTTTTATGATGCGTTTGGCGCCACGTACCAAACCGACGCCGCTACAGAGCCGCGATCGGCAGAAAGTACAGCGCCGGAAGCATCGCAGCAAACCGCTGATACACAGGAGAGCGTATCGGAGCAAACCGCTGATACACAGGAGAGCGTATCGGAGCAACCGCCTGCTGATCCCGGGCTTCCGCTGAGTGCGTTCGATGAGCAGACGATCAAGACCCTGCTCGCGAAGAGTGCGAAGGTGGATGCCCTCGAAGAGGCAATGACTCGTCAGGCGCAGGAGCTGCGCCGGGCCTATGGGAAGATCGGAGAGCTGAACTCACATCTCAAGCAGCTGATGCAGGCTCCGACGAAGCGCGGTATTCGTCAGATTGAGTTGAAATTCAATCGGTTGGAGCAGGAGTACCCGGAGCTTGCGGAGCTGTTGAAAGAAGACCTGGCCGCTGCGCTCAGTGTGGCCCAGGAAGAGGTGGATGCTGCACAGCCCGCACAAAGCACAGAAACGCCGCAGCAAAGCGCCGAAGCACCATCTGAAGACGCCCTGCGGGAGCGCGAGTTGGCCCTTCGTGCAGAGTACGAAGCGCGGCTATTGTCGGCGAAGCACCCGGACTGGCAGCAGATTGCAGCGTCCTCCGACTTCAACATTTGGCTGGCAAGTCAACCGCCTCAGGTACAACAGGTCGCCCGTACAAGCTGGTCCGCCGAAGAGCTGTCTGCCGTGTTGGATTTGTATAAAACGTCCGTCTCTGCGTTGTCGGAGCGGACCAAGGCCGCTACGCAGAGTGTGCGGCAGCGTCGTCTGGAGACGGCGGTTCCCGCTGCGGGTACAGAGTCCGCAGCCCCGCCAATGTCCAGCGAATTGGACGAGTTTCTGGCTGGATTCCAGTCAGTGATGAAGCAACGTCTTTATTGATAGGAGTCTTCTATGGCTACTCATGCGTATAATACCGTTACCCCTCGTATTGGTAAGCTAAAGGGGGAGATTCTCGCTCATGCCATTCCTATGGAAGTGCTCGGTATTACTGGGCAGCAGAAGCAGATACCGAAGAACAACAGCGACACCGTCGTATTCCGGCGTTACCTGCCCTATGGCGGCACCGACAACCGGTGGATCAGTACGACGAACGTCGATACGTTTGCGACTACACACCAGTTGGCCGAAGGTACGACGCCTACTGCGGATACGCTGTCTGCCGTCGATGTGACGGCGACACTGCAACAGTATGGTGTGTTGTACGCTGTGACGGATAAGCTGGTGGATATGTACGAGGACGACATTCCGTCGGAGATGAAGCGCCAGACCGGTGAGCGTCTGGGTTTGGTTCGCGAGATGGTGCGCTATGGCGCGCTCAAGGCGGCGACCAACAAATTTTTCGCCGGCGGTACGTCCCGTGATACGGTGAACTCAACCATTACGTTGAACCTTTTGCGGAAGGTAGCTCGTACGTTGCTTGCCAACCATGCGAAGCAGGTAACGTCTATTCTTGCTCCGTCGCCGAATATCGGTACGGCGCCTATTGAAGCGAGCTATCTGGTGTTCTGTCATAGCGATCTGGAACCCGCCATTCGTAACCTGGCTGGGTATAAGGGTGTGCATGAGTACGGGTCGCGAAAACCTATCCATCCGCAGGAGCTCGGTTCTGTTGAACGGTTCCGGTTCATCATTTCTCCCGAGCTCGCACCGTATGCGAACGCCGGTGCGGCCGCTAGCGGTACTGGGCTTGAGTCTACTGGTGGGACCAACGTTGATGTGTATCCTATTATCGTGGTAGGTGAAGATGCTTGGGGTCAGGTAGCGCTTCGTGGCATGGATTCGTTGGACGTTACTTATATCCCGCCTGGGTCTAAGGACAAAAATGACCCGTTGGGCCAGCGCGGTTACATTGGTGCCAAGACGTACTTTACGTCGTTGATCTTGAATCAGGGTTGGATGGCTGTGATTGAGGCCGGTGCTCCGGCGCTGTAATTAAATGGGCGCTCCCTAGTGGGAGCGCCTTATAATAAGGGGTAGATATGGCTCGAAAGACTCGTGTTGATGTGGTTACGGAAAACCTTGCGCATACGTCGGATGAGTTTGAGATTCCTGCACTTGGTGATGTGGAGCGCGAAGATATTGTTGTTGAGCCGGTTTCGACTCCGTTGACTTCGGATCATGCGCAACATCTTATTTTCATGGAAGACCTGATTACTATTCAGTTGCACGATCCGCAGGACAATAACCCGGAACCGATTGTGCCGGTTGGCGTGAATGGGAAGGTTTTGTATTTGCAGCGCGGCCGGCAGCACACCATTGCCCGGAAGTTTGTCGAAGTGTTGGCTCGTGCCCGTCGGGTGAATTATACGACGCAAGATGCCGTGACCCCGGATGGCAGCCATACGATGGTGATGCGGTCGACGACAACCCTGCAGTATCCGTTTACGGTGATCCATGATCCCGCCGGTGCCGTTGGTATTGAGTGGTTGCGGTCGATTATGAACGAGCGGGTGTAAGCTATGACGTATCTCGAACTTGTGCGGCGCCTGGCCGTCGAAGTCGGCGCTTCTGATATTATCCAAACGCTTCAAACCGCCGAGGGCGAAATTCGTCGGTTGAAACAGTGGATAGATGAGGCGTGGCTTGAGCTTCAGTTGATAAGCGACACGTGGCGCTGGCGCCTTGCAGAGTTCGATGTGCTTGTGCCCGCGGAGTCAGCTGTTGTACCGCTTACTGCGTATACGGATTTTTATAGGCCACACAAAGGAAGTGTCGTGGGTGGTGTATCGACGTTTTCTCCTTTGGGTTATGTCGAGTTTGATCGTTGGTTTGAGCTGACACGCGTTACGCAGTCAGCTCCGGGTATTCCTCGGTATTATACGTATACGACGAATGGTACGTTAGAGTTATGGCCGATTCCAGCGATTGAGTACCGTGTTCGCGGCCTTTACGTCCGAAAACCACAAGTCCTTGCAAATGACTTCGATGTTCCGTTGTTGCCGGAAGAATTTCACCCAATTCTCGTGTATAAAGCAATGATGCTTTATGCGGGGTATGAGTCTGCCCCCGAGATACACCAAGCCGGTATGATGGGTTATAATCGATTGCGTGCTTTGCTTGCTAACATTGAAGAGCCAAGTGAGTTGATAATGGAGCCACTGGCATGACCGTTCCGCAGCTTAACGCTTCTCGCGTCATGATCGACGTTATTCCTGCGACCGGCGGGTTAGATGTTGTAACTCCGCCGGTTTCTGTTGTGCCTGGATCTTTGTTGGCCGCAGAAAACTTTGTTTGT